CCCATGATGATGTATCTAAAGGTTCGGATACACATCCATACCTAAACGCATCAGATGCGTGTGAACACCAATCATGGAGAGGTTTATTTTTAAAAACTTGGTTCTTCTCATCCCATTGTTTTCTATATTGTCTTAAAGCATCTAATCCTTGTTTACACTTTGTTCTATCAAACCAACAGTCTGGTAAAACATTTCTTACAGATTCAATACCATGATCTACTTCTAGTTTTGGAGCTACCTGAAATTCTAAACCTAATTCCTGTGCAACTTCATGTCTAGATTTACCTGTTCCTAATTCTCTTGCCATTATATCGTGAGGTGCAATATGATCAGAATAAGCATAATCTTTTTCAGAAAGTACATCAACGTAATGTGCTAATGATTCTCCTGAGTTTTCGTAATAGTCTATTAGGTGTACCTCTTGTCCAACTCTTTGTGCAAACCAAATAGCTGTACTATCTCCGATCCCCAAATCCCACCAGGTTTCCACACCTACGTTTTCGTCTACAGGCACGTAGCCAATTCTTCCTTCTTTATCGGCTTTAGTTATCAGACGTCCATAATAACTTCCTGACACTGCTGCAGTAAACGAACATTCAAATTCTTGTTCAAACTGCTCAGGCGTCATGATTGCACGTGCCTGCTCCAGTTCCTCCTCTGGAATGACATTGGTGTCAGATGCTCGATATAGTTTCCCATACCAATCTTTATGACCTCGTTGAGCATAGTCAAATACTTCCCAGAATTGATTATGCCCCATTGGTGTTCCGATAAATAGTACCCATCCTAATTTATCAGCCACTGCAGGTCTTACAATTTCAGTCCATACTCGAGGAGCCATGATAGCATATTCGTCTAAGACGACTGCATCAAATCCCATTCCTCGAATTGAATCTGGATTGTCTGCACCAAATATTTGAATACGTGATCCATTAAAAAGATCTATTCTTAATTCAGTTTCATTCCTACTACCACCAAACTGCATTAGTGGTTTTGTATAAAATTTTAAATATTCCCAAGCAATAGCTTTACCTTGTCTATAAGTCGGAGCTATAAATGCACATAAACTCCTAGGCTTGTCTGCTGCTGTTCTAATTAATTCGTTTATTGAAAGTACTGATTTCCCAAATCGTCTGTGACAAACTAGGACACTAAATCTTTTTCTAGTATTGTGTACTTCTCTTTGATATTCTCGAGGTTTATAAGGAACCTCAATTATCTTAACTTTCTTCTTTTTGCCATTGGACTTTGATTTGGACTGGTTCATCTATCCCTACTCTTGAAGTTGTACTAGCTAACCTTGGATGAACAAAAGGTGCTGCCTTTTCAGCTGCATACATTTTTCGTTCAGGTGAGCTTGCAGGATTGTTTAACACAGATAAAAGGTAATCCAAAGGAGAATGTTGGTATTTTCCAGCCATTTCTTCCATAGATTTCCACAGCTTTTTAGTTTTAGCTCCTAAAGGTCTACCAGCACCTTCTCTTTTACCACCATGATTTTGTTTATCTTCTTGCTTATCTTCCATTATACCATCCATTTCCCACCGTATTTACCATATTGTGGTTGCGTAACAGTTCTTCTAAGAGGTCTTTTTTGAATTCTTGGACCTATTTTAACTGTTGATGCCAAAGTACCTAAAGCTAATGCTGGACCAGGAAATCTTAAAAGAGCTTTACCAATATTTGTAGCAATTTTACCTGTAGAAGTAGCTAAACCAACAGTTGGCTTCACATATTTGCTATAAACAGGCGTAGTTGCTGTAGAAACTTTTTTCCAGTTTTTTTTAGCAGATTTTTTAGTCTGCTTCCAAAACCCAACTACATTGGCAGCCTTTTTAACATTCTTTTTTTTCTTTTTATTAGCCATATCTAACTTTCTTTCCCTTTTTTTTAGCTGCTTTTTTCGCTGCTTTTTTCGCTGCAGCTTTACCCTTTTTTGTATATGGGTATTTTTTATTTCCTACTTGTGGCATTTATGTTCCTTTCTTTTTTTTTCCATTAGTCAGTTTTTTATATCCAGCATATCCACCTACAATCAATCCTGCAGCTCCTAAATCTGTAGCTACATCATAAGGAGAATATTCAGGCATCCATTTAGATTTAGGAAAAAATGGTTTTTTCCATCCTGTTTTCTTTGGTATTCTAAATCCTACTGGTTTTTTAGCTTTAGGCAATTTTTTAACTGCTGTATATGCTTTAGCCATTTGATTTATAGTCAATCCTGCTACATACTTTGCTACCATAATATTATCCTCGTAATAATCCCCTCATAGCAGCGTCTCTTGAGTTCGGCATAGGCATATTTCCACCTGGTCGCTGACCCATTTGTGCCATTTGAGGATTTTTGATTTGTTGTTCTAGTAAACCTTGTTGTTGCTTAGCTATTTCTGGAAGTAATTTAGCTTTTATAATTAGTTGTAGCTTCTGCTGCTCCTCTGGAGACAGTCGAATCATCTTATCTGCTAATTTTTCTAGACTTTTACTCATTATAGACTCGATTTATAATCCTTTATTTTAGCTTTAGCTCGAAACTTGGGGTCTTTTAGATTTTTAGACAAAGCGTCTCGCTTTTTCCACGATTTTTTTAGCCATTTCGTAGAAATCTTATCTATTACTGGAAACATTAAATAACTTCTCATTTTCCTTGTCCTTTGTAGGCTTTAAACTGACGCCTTTTATGTTTGTTCATTTTACATTTACTCGGATTTCTTCCGATAGATGTCTTATGGTGTACTGGTTCATGTGCTATAAAGTCTTTAAACTTCCTAGCCATTAATCGTCTCTATCTAAAATATCCCAAGCTACTGCTCCACCTAGACCTGCCCCATAAAGCTTTTTATGCTTTCTAAGGTGTCTGTGAGATGCAGCGTACCTATCTAGTACTTTAGCTCTGCCTTTTTGTTTTACGCCAAATTTAGCTAAAACGCCTTTTTTACCTACTATAGACTCAGCCCATGGTCTAAGTTCTTTAGTAATCCATTTTTTCTTTTTGCCGTGTCCGAATTCGCCTTTCTTCACTTTTTGAGTAGCGAATCCAGTCTTTTTTTTCTGGATTATAGTACCTTTTCTCACGCCTTTTGTAATTTTGTGAGGTTTAGTACCTTTGACTATTTTAACAGTATAAGGCGATAATTTTCTAGTAGAACGCAAAACTGCCCCTGTTCCTAATCTTAGAAGGTGCATTGCTCCTGCTGCGAAAGGTATCATATTATTTCTCCTGTTGTTGTTGTTAAAGACCCACTTGGAGTCTATTCGTATAAAACCCCCCTATACAAACAATCGACATAAATGTCGGATTGATTGGGGTGAATTCAAAACCCATCGAATTCAATGTCAGCGATAAATCGCTGTCTTATTTGTCGTCATTGTCAAATCAAAGATTTGTCTCTGTTTGTTTATAATTATTTCTTGCTGTCGACTATCGACACTTGAATTGTTATCAATGGACAGTCATCGTTGTGCTGTCGTGTCGAAGTCGCTGAAGTACACAGCAAGAACTAATTGTTGTTAATATATTAGGTAGTCGATTAACTCTTGGCGAAATCAGTTGATTAATCGATTACCGAATATGACTCAAACTATTGATATATATAGTTATCTTGATTACTGATGTATCAATAGACACATAAATAAGTGCTAATTCGAAGGGTTAAATCGAATGCACATAATATAGGAGATATATATGAATATAGTTAAATCAGTTAAGAAGTTAGGTAATAAGGTTAAAAAGGGATATGATAATACACAGATTAATCCTTTTAAAATACCTGATAAAATAGAAATTACACATAAGATAGATATAGTTGGTACTTATGGTGAATTCTTTAAATGGTTTAGTGGTTTGACTCCCAAAGAAGTGGAGAAAATAACTGATACACTTGCTAAAAATGGCAAGATGATTGAATCAGTAGTTAAGAAAAGATTCAAATGAGTCAGTTATTTTACCTAATGACCATATTTGGTGTCTTATTACTGATATAACAACTATAAATTGTAAGCGATTATGTTTAGTAGTAATCGCTTATAATTATAAATAACTAACATAAAAAGGAGAGAGTATGAGATTATTCGGTATATTAGCCAGTTTTATTTTAACTGTGCTAGGAATAATATTAGCAGTTCATAGTCCATATACTTGGACTGGACTATTAGTGTCATTAGCAGGTTTTGTTAATGTAATATATTTAACAGATAGGAGAGTCTATGATTAATATAGATGATATAGTAGAGAGAGATGTAGATAGGTGTGGCAGTTATGTCTCACTATACTACGAGTTCCCATTCCCTGAAGTTTCTGTCGAAAGAGAGAGACTAGATGAGGAAATGAGATATCAAATGAAGAAGAATCCATTGATTGCTTTTTCTAGCGAAAATCAATCAATTTAACTATAGGAGGATATATGTCTACACAACAACCATTCGTTTCTTACAGGGAGTCTAAATCACCTGAAGAAAGGAGAGCATATGTGGAACAACAAATAGCACTAGGCAATCCAAAATATAAGTCTAGATCTACTTGGATACAAGAGAATCAAGCGACTATTCGTGTTGGTGTTCTTGAGAAAAGAGTTGAGACATTAGAAACTTTGCTAAAAGCGAAAACTGATAAATTAGTGAAGTAAGAAGAACTGGCTATCGCCTGTGCCTACTCGGCAGGCGATTGCCTGTTAATGAATATGTGGTTTGTTCACCATTTTTC